CTGTTCACGCTCGTCAAGACCCAAGGTACCACCGTTGATCTTGATGCTGAGTTCTTTGATGTTGCCAGCGTCAGCATACTGATTAAGATTGTTATTTTCCCAGAACCAGCAGGCACTTTGAACAGCACCTTCAAATGTGGTCAGGAATTCAGGCACATCATCTATGTTCATTTGTAGACTATCAGCAAAGGCCTGATAGTTGTTGCGTCCGGTGACTTGAATCAGGCCACGACCACAAAACTTCCAACCGTCACCTGAAGCTTCGTCACCGTTGCCCATGCGACCAGCATAAGCACGATTAGCAATCTTTTCTGGATTGTGTGCGTATTGATCAGCTATGTCTGGAGTAAAGTGACTAGGCCAGACACGGCACAAACTTGCCGCTGTATAGTTTAAATTTTCGTGTAGTGCTGTATAACCAGCCGACTCAACATAAGTTTCGCCAAGGAATGCCGCAACACGATTTACTGACGTAATATCGTAGTCAGGTAATATTTTGTTTAGTGCGTCACACCAGTGTTCAATATACTGATTGCCTGGTAAAATCTGCGCCAGTTGATCTTGTCTAATTTCCATAGTATATGCTCCGTAATATACTACTATTTATTGTTTTTACCCCACTTGATCCTAGCCCATACTCGCTCATGGCACCAGTAAATAAACGGTTTAATAACCATTTCTGTAGCGCCTATGCCTAAGCTAATAATAAACTGCCCAGTTATTATGTAGGATATTGCTATAGTTGTTAGTGTTCCGCAACAACGATAGGAGTAGGCTTTAACAAGACTGCGGGTAGCAGTCTCGGTATTATTTAAGGCCCAGCTCTTGACGAATCTTTGTAGCACGTTCATTTAATGCCGCAGTTATCAAAGTGCTTCTTTTTCATACTGCCTAAGTATCTACCTATAGCCTTACAATGCGGGCATACAACACTAGGAGCATTTTTAATAGTAGCCGCTGATTTTAATCGTGATTCTTTAGTGATAACTTGATTTGCTCTTGCTAACTTTATTTTTGCTCGCTTCTCTTCTGTTACTACTTGTTGTTTTGCTTTTTCACTTTGTATTTTGCGACGCTCAGGATTGGCGGCCCATTGTGCTTTTGTGCGTTCTGCTTGTGCTCTACGATACTCAGGATTCTTACCACGTTTCAATGCGGCAGCTTTTAACTTAGCACGGACCGCGTCATTGAGATTAAACATTAGATTATTTCTATTATTGTAGATATTATCAGATGTAATATCGACACTATCTAGCATTTCAGATTCACGTAGCTGACATTCAGGCATTGTGCCTTTAAATAATATTTCTCGTTGCCACGTGTAGTTAGGATTATTGTAATCATCCCAGAACTGTTCAGAAGCTGACGAACACACATAGCCGTCGTCTTCTGTGCCTTTGTGCCAGCCAATGTAGATTTTGTTAAGTGTTAAGTTAGTCCAACGATAAACAAATGAGTCCATATCTTTATTTATCGTGCCAACACCCTAACATTTTATTTTAGTCCCATAGACTTTCTAATAGCTGTTCCAGATATGCTTGTAATAGACTCGTCAAACTTTTCTTCTTCCATAGTATACCCTACTCCGCGGCCATAACCAATATGAGTAATATTAGGAACTACTTGTATTTCGTACTGCCCTTGATACAGCGGATCAAGATCTCTTTTAATAGCGTGTTTAACTTGATCGATAGCAAAAGGATTACTGCCTTGCCAACCCTGACAATCACGAATCATAATACACACTTGCCCGGTGCGCTGTATTAGTCTATCAAATAACGCACGATGTCCAGCGTGCCAAGGCTGCCATCTGCCCAATTGCATTACCGTTTCTTTTTGCCAGTCAAAACGTGGACGACGACGATTGGCTATAATATGGTCCCCGATAAACTCGGCCCATTTTTCTGCTGACTGTTCGGTAATGCGGAAGTCGTAAACTTCTGGTGGAACAAAAGCCCGATTGGTATCGTCAAATCTGCCCGCATCTATAGTGTCTACCCAAATGGTCCAGTCAGCTTTAAAATTATTACGCTGTTCTACTAAGGGCGCTACAAAATCGCAAATTACATAGTCACCGCCTGATTCCATGCTGAATTGGAACATACGAATACTTTGACGTATGCGACCATCGTTAGAGAAATCCCAGTCATTATACTTGCGACGTATATCGTCTGCATTAAACCAGTTGACCATGACATCTGGACCTATACATTCATTCAAGGCTCGACTATAATTAATTTCACCATGCTCTTCTAGATATTGTTTAAGTGCCGCTGCCAGTGTTGTCTTGCCTGAGCCAGGTAAGCCCATAATTAAAATTCTCTGTGTCATCGCCATTTCCTTGAAGTGTGTTTTGCTAGATCATCAACCCAATGATGTTTAATAGGTTTTACATACTTAGCATTAGCGTCTTCCTTGATAATTTCTTCTATCCTACTGTCTGTATAAGCAATAGGCCATTTAAGTATGTGATTGAGTTGATGTAGGTATTCTTGCCGATATAACTGTAGTAATTCATAGCTTAAAAAATTTGGTAACAGACCTGATAATTTGCCAAGTTCATCCAATGCTTGATCTACTGTGGCCTTTCCGCGTACACGTTCTTCTTGAAGTCTTAGTACTGTAGGATCTCGACCTATAATTGCTACCTGAACTTTTATTCCTAACTGCTCAAGTTCGGCAATAAAACTTTTAAAATTAGGTATGGTAGCTGTGCCGTTATTCATATAAGGAATACTGATACTAGTTACATAATAGTCTGCTTGACCCCAATCAAAGTATTTTAACTTACTAGGATCTTGCCAGTATTCGGCAAATGGTTCCTGATCGTGTCCAATCCAGTATTCATCTAACAAGGCTTGCCAGCCAAAACATCTTGGCGATAGAGCAAACAGTTTGGACCACATATGATTACCAGATCCTTGCGGACCTGTAACAATCAATATTTTTTTCATTTATCTTTAGCTAATTCTTTTAAAAACTTTTTGGTTTTTTGAGTCATAACACCGGTAATTTGGAATGTTACTCTAGGATGATGGCCAGCATTGGCAGTCGAGTGCGGCATATTAGCCCAGTCAAATGTAGTTACACTACCAGCCCGCCACCGGCGCCAGTGGTAGTTACCATACTCCCAAAATTGTCCTGGTTGCCAATCTGTAAGCTGTACAAATACTCTAAGTACTCGACTGGGATCTTCAGGTGACCATTTTTGTAATTTGTCAATGTGCAAGTGCCATAGTTCGCCAGGTCGCTGTACGTGTATACGATTCATTACGTCTTTCATACAAAACATATCGCTAATGTATTGTAATGAGTCAGGTATCTGCCAATTTAAATGTGTAATTATCTGTTTAGGGTCAGCACCTACACGACTAATATCATATTCTTCTGCTGCCAAATCTGCTGGAGGAACTTCAACACCCTCACCTTTATAGCCACGATTAGCCCATTGCGCGGGCCTCGAGTTTTCAATAATTGCGGGGAGGTCGTTGACCCAGGCGGCAGTATTTAAATGGCCTAATTCTTTTATAACGTCCTGTTTGCGATCTTTGATTCTTGGATCAAAGTGATAGTTACTCTGTGCTCGAGTTTGGTCCCAACTACTTTTCATATTACTTTTATCCCTATGTCTGATTTTTGATAATCCTGCCAATACTCTTCCGGTGGCTGCGCAATATGTAATACATCAGCTAGAGCACGATTGTTTGCTGGTTGATAACCTTGATATTTTTTCCAAGCTGACTGGATGTCTGCGTTTTGTTTTGCGATACAAAATGCCATGCGTTTAAGATCAACATAATATTGATTATACAAAGGATAGGTAATATTAAAATGACCGCATTTGACCCACCAACCCAAGCAGGCATCGTCTGAACGTTCTACCAGGATAACTGGACAATCGGGCCATAATTCTTTAAGTAGGTCAATGTTATGAGCAAAGATGTGACTTTTAATAATACGTGTGCCCTGTCCCGAGAATGGCTGGTCAAATATAACCTCTAACTCCTTACAAGTTAACTGTTGTAGGTCTACAGGTAGGTCAAACTCCATTCCAGGATCAAAATAAGCACCCATGTGCATTAATTCTAGCTTACCCGAAGCATCATGCCAATAAGTACGAGCTGCTGAATAATCACTACGATCAATAGCTGGGCTGTAATAAATGTTTTTGCTTACCGAACTCCATTTAGACCCAGGGGCGCCGGCCATAAAAATATACTTCATTCTTTACTTAAGTCAATTTGTCTCAGCACTGGTAAAAATGTTTCACGTAGGTTTACCATTTGACGATGCAGACCTTCTGGTTGTAGTTCAGCTTCTTCTGTAAATACTACGTTTTGTTCGCACCAAGTTCGATATTCTTTAGAGCGGGCGGCCGCTGCAAATTGTTTCTGATACCAGTCAACAATTGGCTTAGGTGTGTTGGGCGGCAGTTGTAAGGACCAAGCTGCGTAGACATTGATGCCTGGAGCGATAGTGTTTAACAAGGGTACATTGGGATATTGCGGCATGGTGTGTGTTCCGGTAAATCCAATAATTTTGACCTTGCCTGCTTCAACCAAAGGACGTGCTACTGCGATAGGCATAATGCCAAATTCTGTTCCATCTCGACCATCAAAAGTAGATACACTAATGACTGCTGGTAATGGGCCATTAAACCTAATAGGTTTAATCAAGTCGGTATTGCCGTGTGCTTTGGTCATCAAATATTCGTAGGCAGTACGATGTGCTCCGCCGCCTACAGCAATGTTGATTGGTCTAGTTGTAGTGGCAATTAATCTAACAAACTCAATAGGAGTATTAACTCGGCTTTTTGGACTGGCCACTAGTGCCAGTGGACTTTTGCCCATGGTCATGACATCAGTAAAACTGTCCCAGGACCAGCCGCGTTTAATTTTGGCTTCCCAAATATCGTTGGTAACATAGGTACTCATATGGCTGGGCAAGTTAACTGTATAGCCATCTGGCTGTGCTGTAAAAAATTGATTCTGAGCTATTACAGAGTCTGCGCCAGGTTTGTTTTCTACCACGTACACAAAGTTTGGTGTAGTTTTTTGCACAATTGCCGCCAGTTCACGGAATGCGATTTCGTTGCCGGCACCGGGTGTATTACCTACAATGACAGTTACGGTATGTGTGGGTTCCCAAGCAAGCGCAAGGGTAGGGATTAGCATGAGTGCCAGTAATACTTTTTTCATCGGGGTCCTTTTGTTCTGTTAAATACTTATAGAAAATTACAAAGAAGTTAAATTTTTT